GAGCGCAACGCCACGCCGAACAAGAAAGACGATGGGCATACCCAGGAACACAACCACATCCTGGGTGTCACCGGGGAATACGTCATGCTAAAGGCTTTGGGCATCGGCGGCTTCGATGACATCAACATGGTGGGCCGTGACCCTGAAGGGGATATAACCTTCCCCAACGGGGAAAAGATGGAAGTCAAGAATACCAACAGGGAAGGGGGTAATTTCATCATCCCCGAAGATAAGCCGGGTGGGGTCTTTGATGCGCCCTACGGCGGTCTGGTGTGGCCCCTGAAGGTATCTGGGCAGTATGGGGTGATTGGCTGGTGTAGCAGGGATGAATACTTGGAAAACAGCCGGAAGGTGGATGAAACGACCAGGCCCAAGATGCCCAAACCTTGCTGGTTGATGGAGTGGAAAAAGCTGCATCCGTTGTCCGAATTACCCATCCATCTTTTCCGTTACGAGTTGACAGACCAGAAGATACATACCGTTACGAGTTAACACGTTGGTCAACGTATCTACATGGAGTAAACCCATAACAACTGGCCCGAATTGACAACGAAACCCAACTACGTGTCAACACTGTCAATTCCCCCTATAGTTAAGTTAACAATTAACAACCCCCTAAGAACCCCCAATAACGGCGGCCTTTGGGGGCCGCCTACAGGTTACGGGTAGGATGAAGAAAGTGATGGAATTATTCAGAAAGTTGTTCAAGACATCGGATGGATGGTGTCCTAACAGTGGGAAGCCCGCCCCGGTCAAGGAAGCGGCCCAGCGCAATGCCGGTGGTTACCTTATCGGGATGAATTGCTTATGCTCAAAGTGTGGCCGCCATCCCAGGGTATCGTCTTCAGGGGTTTTTAGACGGCATAAGAAGAAAACAGTGGGGTCAGATTCTTTGACGGCCCATTGGCTGAAAAGCCATAAAGGACATCGGCAGATATTGACCGGCAAGTTGATTGAATGACGATAGCTGACATGGATTACGATGAAGAAGGCCGGAACTATTCCCTGAATAAGAACGTCAAGAACGTGGAATTCCGCATGGTCTGGTTCCCCATTGACCGGAACGGTGACCTGACGCAGGGATGGGAAGGCGGCTATGATGCCCTGGCCGTCAAGAGACAAGGCGGCTGGGACATCCACAACGTCACCCCACAAGAACGGGTTCCAGGGATGGCACGGTGCCAAGTCAAGGCGTTCATGGAACGTGTAGCCGTAATCCTTTCAGAAGTCCTTGGTGGCCCCATCGTCCGGTTCCCTTCCCAGGTCGTTGATTGGGATATGATGGAGCATAACCCCTATTCGGAGATATGACGCACATGCCCCACCGCACGGAATCCAAGACCAGCCCCAGGCGTATCCAGGCCGTGATGAAGCAGCGCAAAGCCCTGGAACTGCGCATGAAAGGCGAGACTTATCATGAAATAGCATCTAAATTGGGCTATAAAACACATACCGGCGCACTGGCTGCCGTTAATAAAGCCCTTGATAAGACCCTACAGCCAACCGCAGCCCATTACAGGGCTTTGACATTAGAGCGTTTGACCACGGTGATGCAGACCTTCTGGCCTGCTATGCTGACGGGTGATGACGATGCGGCCCGCACCGTTCTTCACGCCCTGCGTGACATCCGGCAGCTAATGGGCCTGGACGCTCCGCAGAAGGTCGAACACGCCGGGAATCAGGACAACCCAATCCGGCATCAGGTGATGACAGTAAGCGTTGGTGACGTTACATCCGCCCTACAAGTCCTGGCAGATGCGGGGGCAGTCCGGTTGGAACCCAATGGAATCCAGCCTGGAAATCCCCTGGACAGACTATATCCCCCATCAGCCAACGACTAAACAGCTTGCCTTCGGCCTGCTAGACACCCCTGAAGCCCTGTACGGTGGGGCTGCTGGCGGTGGTAAGTCCGATGCGCTGCTGATGGCTGCCCTTCAGCACGTCAATACCCCTGGATACGCTGCGTTGCTCCTTAGACGGTCATACACAGACCTTTCCTTGCCCGGTGCGCTGATGGAGCGGGCCAAGGAATGGCTGATGGGTAGCGATGCCAGGTGGAGAGACACGGAAAAGACCTGGCGATTCCCCAGCGGTGCCACCATGACCTTCGGTTACTTGGAACGCCTGGGTGATGAATACCGCTACCAGTCCAGTGAATTCCAGTTCATAGCGTTTGACGAACTAACACAGTTCGCTGAATCACAATACCGCTACTTGTTCAGCCGGTTGCGGCGATTGGGCAGCACCACCATCCCCCTGCGGATGCGGGCGGCCAGCAATCCAGGCGGCCCCGGCCATGAGTGGGTGCGGCAGCGGTTCATTGACAGTGACGTGGAAGGCCGTGTCTTCATCCCGGCCACCCTGGACGATAACCCGTACCTTGACCGGGAATCCTACATCAGCAGCCTGATGGAGTTAGACCCGCTCACCCGTCAGCGTTTGTTGAAGGGGGATTGGTCAGCCCGCCAGGAAGGAACCTTATTCAAAAGGGAATGGTTCCCTGTGGTGGATGAACTGCCGGTGATGGTCAACCGTTCCGTGCGCTTCTGGGACTTGGCTGCCACCCCCATGCGCCCTGGTACTGACCCTGACTACACGGCGGGGGTGCGTGTGGACTACGGGGCCGATGGCCTGTACTACGTGGTAGACGTGCAGCGGATACGGGCCACACCGGGCCAGGTGGAAGCCCTGGTGCGCCAGACCGCCATGATGGACGGGAGCCGCACACAGGTGGTCATAGAACAAGAACCGGGGGCCAGTGGGGTCAACACCATCCACCATTACGTGACCAGGGTTCTGTCTGATTACACGGTACGGGGCCAGCGTTCCACCGGCTCCAAAGTTGAAAGGGCTGGGCCGGTCAGTAGCCAAGCCGAAGTGGGCAACGTGCGGCTATACCGTGGCCCCTGGCTGGGGCCGTTCCTTGATGAAGTGGAAGCCTTCCCGCTGGGTGGGCATGATGACCAAGTGGATGCGCTGTCTGGTGCGATGATGCGGCTGCGCACTACCCGTTCCCCCGAACCCCTGGTGCATCAACTGGTAGGGGCCAGACGCATCGACCCCGCCAGGAACCCGCTGGGCCTTGACCCCGATAACCCGATTTACTGGGATAAGGTCTGATGTTAAGTAAGGAGTTGACCGATGGTTCTGCTTAGTGCTAACGGATTAGACCCGGTTGCCGAATCCATGATGCGGTGGATACAGCAGCAGGCCGATGACCGAAGGGTGGACTACGAACTGGCCCGCAACTACTACAACGGGGAGCATGACACGGCCCTGACCGATAGGCTGAAGAAGTTCCTTCCCCCACGGTTATCGTTCAAAGATAACTTCATGAACGTGGTGGTGGACACTTTGTCAGAACGGCTGAACGTCATCGGATTCGACATCGAAGATGAAGCCATCGGGGAATGGGCCTGGAACCTGTGGCGGCAGAACCGGATGGACTACACGCAGACCGTGATACACACCGAAGCTATCATGCTGGGGGATAGCTACATCCTATGCGATTGGGATGCGGAGAATGAGCGGCCCCGGTGGACGCACCAGATTGCCGAAATGATTATCCCGCACTACAACGAAGCTAACCGGACGATTGATTGGGCCAGCAAGAAGTGGATACAGCGGCCCCATCTGGGCCAGGAGCCGGAAACCCGGTTGAACCTTTACTACCCTGACCGGGTGGAGAAGTATGTGGCGAAGGGCGGCATCTGGGGGAAGTATCAGGACGATGCTGATGAAGTGTGGCCGGTGCCGTGGCTGGCCGGGGATGGTTCCCCGCTGGGCATCCCCTTCGTCCACTTCCGCAACCGCCCGATGGGTGGGGATTTCGGGCAATCGGAAATCCTGAACGTCATTCCCATGCAGGATTTGTTGAACAAATCCCTGATTGACCTGACCATGATATTGGACACGTTGGCTTTCCCGCAGCGGTACACGTTAAATGTGAATCATGGGGCTTCACGCCTGGACATACTGCCGGGAAGCGTCACAGAATTCCATAGCGAATTCGACGGCGGGCAAGTGGGCCAATGGAACGCCGCCAACGTAGACGGCCCGCTACGGGCCATAGAATCGCTGGTGCAGCATATCGCTGGGACAACCCGCACACCCCAGCACCTTTTCCAAGTCATGGG